GCTTTTACAAAATCAGAAGGAGGGTTCCTCTATGAAAGGAATGAAAAAGTATTATACGCAGAAGATCATGTGGTATCTTTTGACGTTAGTCTTTGCAGTGCTGCTGAACTTCATTCTTCCGCGTCTGATGCCGGGCGATCCGGTTTCAACTATTGCGTCCAAATCGGTAGAAGGTATGACCGATGCGACTGCAATTCAGAAAGTATATGAAGACTATGCAGCGAAATTTGGTATTAACAAACCAATGTATGTCCAGTTTTTTACCTGGGTAAAAAATGCACTTCGCGGTGATTTCGGCATTTCTTTCAGCCAGTATCCGCGTACCGTATCCGATATTATTTCCAGTTCGGTTCTGTGGACCATATGTTTACAGCTTCCGGCCATTATTGTTGGATGGATTCTTGGTAACCTGCTTGGTGCAATTGCAGCTTACATGAAAGGTGTTTTCGACAAGGCAATCCTTCCGGCATTCCTGTTTATCAGTAACGTACCTGCCTTTGGTATGGCAACCGTACTTTTATTTGTTTTCTCACTGAAATTACATATTGCACCTGCAGCAGGCGGCTATGCGAGCAGTATGATTCCGCATATGAGCCTTGCTTTTATGAAATCTGTGCTTTCACATTACCAGTTGCCGTTCTGGTCTATCGTAATCATCACGATCGGCGGCCAGGCTATTGGTATGCGTTCAATGTCAATTTATGAATTGAATGCCGACTATGTAAAATACAGTCGTTTCCTTGGAATCAAGGATCATACGATTGTGAAATATGTGTTCCGTAACGCAATGCTTCCGCAGATCACCGGTCTTGCAATGTCCCTTGGTACCATGATAGGCGGTAACCTGGTAGCTGAGATGGTATTCAGTTATCCGGGACTTGGAACAACGATGCTCTCAGCAGTTACCGGCCAGGATTATCCGCTGCTTTCTGCCTGTACGTTAATCATTACTATCATGGTTCTGCTGGCCAACCTGCTTGTTGAACTTCTGTATGCAGTCATTGACCCACGTGTCAAAGCATCCCAGCAGGATTAGAAAGGAGAATACGCTATGAAAAATACAATCAAACAGATTTTTCATTCAGGAAAATTCGTGACAGGATTTGTAATCTTCTTGGCAATTCTCCTGACTATTATCATCTATCCGCTTGTTGTGGCAAAAGATCCGCTGGCAATGATCGGAAACGGAAACTTTTTCAAACCGGGTACCTATCTTTCGATTCAGGACACCGTAAATTCCGGCAAAACGTATAAGATGAATGTTGATGCAACCGCATCCATCGTTGAAAGCAAACTGACAATGGACAACCGTTCTATGATGGCAGAATGGCTGGAAAAATACGGCGGTGTAGATGCCAGTGAAATCGATGTTACCGATGCAGAAGGTCTGATTGCTCTCTGGGAGGAAAAATATGACCCAAATGCAGAACAGAAAGGCCTTATCGCAGCAAAAAAGAAAAAATATCAGCGTCTTGACAACGAAATCGACGGTATTTTAGAGGATGTTCCAACCATTATTGCCGAGAAAAATGAAGAGACCGGTGAGCTGGAAGAGGTTCAGAGCATCGACAGCAAGCAGTACATCAATGAAAAAGATGTCATTAACCGTCAGAACTTTGTTCTTGGTACAGATAACTTTGGTCGTGATGTTTTGACTGAGCTGATCTCTGCAACAGGTTCATCCCTGAAAATTGGTCTGGTTGCGGGAATCATTGCAACCGTGATCGGACTGTTCCTCGGACTTCTTGCAGGTTACCTTGGAGGTTTTGTGGACAACCTGATTCTGTTCTTTACCAACTTGTTCACCGTTATCCCATCCTTCGTTCTCTTGATCCTCATCTCCTACAGCGTAGGTGAGTCTCAGAGGGGAATCATGATGGTGGCACTCCTGATCGGAATTACCGCATGGCCGTGGACAACACGTTCCGTACGTTCCCAGGTTATTTCTCTTCGAAACCGTGACCATGTAAACCTTTCCAAACTGTCCGGCCACAGCATGCTGCGGATTGTCCTTACCGACATCCTTCCGTACGTTGCATCCTACGTTGTTATGGCCTTCATTCTCCAGATTTCCTCCGGAATTCTGGCAGAGGCACAGCTTTCTATGATCGGACTTGGACCGGCAACCACAAAGACTGCAACACTTGGTCTTATGATGCAATGGGCAACCCAGTACAATGCACACTTAAACGGTGCATGGTGGGCATATTTCCCGGTCATTCTTGTAATCGCACTTATTTCATTCTCTCTTAACCTGATGAACACCGGTCTTGACCAGGTATTCAACCCGCAGTTAAGAGACTAAGGAGGCAGCTATGGGAAAAGTAATGCTGGAAGTAAACAATCTGAAAACGAAATATGTAACTCGTTTTCATGAAGATGTATACGCCGTAGACGGAGTCTCCCTGAAGATTGAGGAGGGAAAATCCCTCGGTGTAGCAGGTGAGTCCGGCTGTGGTAAATCGACGCTGGCACTGTCCCTGATGGGCTATTATTTCGCACCGCTTCACTACATCAGCGGCGATATTATCGTAGATGGAAGAAAAATTTCCGGAATGAAACCAGACGATGTCCGGAAAAATATTCTGGGCAATGAGATCGCCTACATTCCGCAGGCAGCAATGAATGCCCTGAACCCGACACAGAAAATCATCCGATTTGTAGAAGACGTTATTCATGCGCATGATCCGAAAATGCCGAGAAAGGATATTTATGATCTGGCAAAAGAACGTTTTCAGATCTTAGGCCTGCCGGAGGAGGTACTGCAGAAGCATGCGGTTGAGCTTTCCGGAGGTATGAAACAGAGAACCGTTATCGCAATTTCGACCATTCTTTCTCCGAAGGTACTGATCGCCGATGAGCCATCGTCCGCGCTGGATGTAACTTCCCAGAAAATGGTTATTAAAATGATGCGTGATCTGATGGAAAAAGGATTTATCAAATCCATGATCTTCATCACACACGAGCTGCCGCTTCTTTACAACGTAACCGATGATATTATGGTTATGTATGCTGGACAGATTGTAGAAAAAGGTACCGCAAAAGAAATGGTATTCGATCCGCTGCATCCATATTCCAAAGGTCTGATGGGATCGATCATCGTTCCGGAGGAAGGTGTAAGAGAACAGAAGCTGACTGCAATTCCGGGAACTCCGCCAAACCTGAAGCATCCGCCGGAGGGCTGCCGTTTCGCAGACCGCTGTCCTTATGCACAGCCAACCTGCCGCGGTATGAAACCAGAGGTCATCGAACTGCCGAACGGAAGAGAGTACCGCTGCCTGATGTCTGAGAGAAAGGTTCGGGAGGTGTATGCAAATGCGTGATGGTAAAGAATTAAAACCATGCCTCTCCGGAAGAGGCGTAACGAAAGTGTTTGGCTTTGGCGATGCAAAAACGGTCGCTGTAGACCATGTTGATTTCGATTTTCATGAAGGTGAATTTGTTTCTATCGTAGGAGAATCCGGATCCGGAAAAACAACCCTTTCGAAGATGTTGCTCGGGCTGATCAGCGTAACGGAAGGTGAAATTGATTTCCAGGGTAAACCAAGAGACATCTCGAACGGAAAGAAGAAAAAAGAGTACTGGAAGGGAATTCAGGCGATTTTCCAGGATCCGTTTGCTTCCTACAATATGTTTAAACGTGTAGATTCTGTTCTGCTGGATTGCATTAATATGCGCGGTGACAAGAATCTGCCGAAAGAAGAAAAAGAACGTCTGATGACAGAGGCCTGCAGCTTTGTAAACTTAAAATACGCAGAACTGACAAACAAATATCCATTTGAGCTGTCAGGAGGCCAGATGCAGCGACTGATGATTGCACGTATTTTCCTTCTGAAACCAAAGATTCTGCTTGCCGATGAGCCGACGTCTATGATTGATGCCTGCTCACGTGCAACGATCCTGGATATGCTGCTGAAGTTGCGTGATGAGATCAATATGACGATTATCTTCATCACCCACGATATTGGTCTTGCTTACTATGTATCCGATAATGTTTATATTATGGAGCATGGAAAATTTGTGGAATCGGGACCGGCAGAAGAAGTAATTCTTCACCCGACAGCAGCGTATACCAAACGTCTGATCAGCGATGTTCCAAAGATTTATGAACCGTGGGATCTGACAACAGTATAACAATGGTACGAAAGCTGTTTCCCTGGAATCATGCTTTGCGTCATATATGAGTCTTGCGAAAAGAGAGACGGTGCACGGAAAAAAAGTGTACCGTCTTCTCTTTTTGTCAATAATTTTTCTGAAAAAATTGCTTTTTAAAGAAAAAACTGGTAAAATTAGTAAGGTTACAGAACCGAAAAGAAAACTGGGGGATGAAAAATGCGAAACTGGTTTCGCGGACTGAAACTGAACCAAAAATTTACCGTAACAACGTTGATCTTTATTTTTATTCCGCTTTTTGGCATGATGTGCTTTGGGTTTAGGAGTATCAAAAAGAATGCCATAGATCATGGGGTAAATGAAGCAGTAACGGCAACAGATCTTACCTGTGCGGAGGTGAATGCAAAAGCGAATGCCTGCTCAATGGTTGTAGATACGCTGCAGGAGTATGAACCGTTGGAAAAATATCTTCTTCATCTCAGGAGGGGAGAGGAGATCTCGGAGAGCTATTATCAGCAATTTCGAAACAACAGCATCAGCATAATCGATAAAATGCAGGAGGCAATGCCAGATCTGTACCAGATCCATATTTTTGCCATGGCAGATGGTTTTCTGGAGCAGCAGCCGATCCTGTACCAGAAGGAAAAGATGAAAAACTGCGCCTGGTACCGAAGCTATCAGGGCGGAGGACAGTGGTTTTTTGACATACAGGAAAAAAATATTATCTCCGGTACAAAAAAAGAAGGTTCCCATTTGATGACTTATGTACGGGAACTGCGGGATCAAAGCGGAGGAAGGCTTGGCGTGATCGAGGTATCCATGCGTATGGCAGACATATTTCCCGAAATTTATCGATCCGGTGACAGCAGCTGGGCCTGCTTTGTTGATGAAAATTGGAATTTATATGACTGCGGAAAAACAGCGGCAGCCTGCAAATGGCAGTCCTATCGGGGGCTGATTCTGTTCCGGGCAGGAATCCGTGACAGAAAAGAGAGTCAGCAGAGCGCGGTGATTGACCGGAAAAACGTTGCAATTGTGCTTCGGAAAGTCGATAAACTCAATGGAATGTTTGTAACACTGACCAATTTGGATGATGCAACCGGAAACATGATCAAACAGCAGCAGAGAATGCTGCTTGAATTTGCCGGCTTCGGGCTGCTTCTGATTGTGGTGGTCAATCTGATTGTGCGTGGCCTGCTGAAGGAGTTTTATGACGTCCTGTGTGAGATGCGTCAGATTGACAATGGAACAACAAAGATAAAGGTTTGTTACAGCGCAGAAGAGATGCGGGAAATGAGCTATGGTATCAACGGAATGCTGGAGAGAATTCAGAAACAGAACGAGGAAAGCATCAAAAGGGAGGCAGCGCTGAAAGATACGGCAATCCGGGCAATGCAGAACCAGATTAACGCTCATTTTATTTATAATGTTCTGGAATCCATTAAGATGATGGCTGAGATTGATGAAGAGTATACGATTTCCGATGCGGTAACAGCACTTGGTGAAATGCTGCACTACAATATGCGCTGGAATAAATTTCTGGTAACCGTTCAGGATGAGATGAATTATATTCAGAACTATGTGGAACTGATGAATCTGCGGTATGATTTCACAATAACACTGTCCGTTCAGATGCCGGAAAATTTGTATCGGCAGGATATCCCCAAGATGTCTCTTCAGCCGATTGTGGAAAATGCAATCACACATGGAATTGAGGAGCTGGATGCAGACGCCGTCATTGAAATCAAAGGAATAGAGCATGAAAAGAGCTTTGAGATTGAAATCACAGATTCCGGAACGGGCATGTCAGAAAAGCAGCTTGCAATTCTGAGACGTAAACTAAGGATGCGCCTGAATTCAGACACACAGCCGAAACATGGAATCGGGCTTCGGAATGTACAGGACAGAATTCACATTCAATTTGGAACAGAGTATGGACTGTCAGTTTATACAAAAGAGCATTGCTATACGAAGGTGAGCATTCATCTTCCCATCACGAGGGGGAAATATTCTCCGATGGATCAAGAGGGTGACGAGAAAGAGGAAGAAAAAGAAAATGAATACACTGCTGGTTGTAGAAGATGAAAAATTGATTCGACAGGGAATCGTGGCGATGATCCGGCGAAGCAGCGTGCCGGTGGAGGAGATTCTGGAGTGTCGAAACGGAGAAGAGGCATTGGAGATTTTGGGAAAACAGAGGGTGGACGTCATGTTCACTGATATCCGTATGCCCAAAATGGATGGTCTGACACTGGTCAACAAAATGGAGGAGTTGTCACAGAAACCTGTTGTTATTGTTTTAAGCGGCTATGATGAATTTTCCTATGCGGTTGAAATGATGAAGCATGGAGTTCGGGACTATATTTTAAAACCGATCAAGCGGGAGACGATAGAACAGCTTCTGGAAAATCTGGAACGAGAGCTTTCGGAGACCCGGGAAACGGAAGAAGAGGAAGAACGGTGCTTTTTAAATCAGCTCCGTTATCTGATGATGAATGCAGAAATGGCCGAAGAAAACGAATGGATGAATATGGAAAGCAGGATCCGGCGATACATCGGAAACGACAGCTTCCGGATCCTGCTGACCAGCAAGGCAAATGGGGAACGGTTTTCGAAATGCAGCGGAATTCTGCTGGAAGGCGTAGAAGGAGGAGTTCTGTATCTTTTGCCGGAACCGGAGGCAGAGCGGATCATGAAAGAAAAAGATGAGAGATTTTGTCTCGGAGTGGGAAAAGAACATCATTCTGTGATGGAAATTCCAGAGGCATACCAGGAAGCACTGCTGGCCCGGGAAATGGCATTTATACAGAAAAATCCTGTGGAAGAATATCAGAAAAAATGTTTTGAGGAAAAGCCGGAACTGGCACAGTTTCAGGAAAAATTTATTCTGCAGGTGCCAACGGACCGGGCAGATACTGTGCTGCGAAAAATGCGGAACTGGTATTTTGAGGCAGCACATCAGAGGGTTTCCCCCTATCAGCTTCTGGCAGTAACAGAAGCAATCTGTAAAGAGCTGGATCTTTTTCATCGAGTGGCGGAAAAACAGGAAAAATGTCCGCGCCCTCTGCAGTACCGTGATGCAGATCTGTTTCTGGATGCGTTTGAAAAATGGATACACGTTTACAGGGAAAGCCTGAAAAGTCAGACAGCCGGAAAAGAAAAAATGGAAGAGGCAATTTCATATATTCGGGAAAATTATGCAAAAGATCTGAATATGGCAATGGTATCTAACCATATTTGTATGAATTATTCGCTGTTTTCAGCAGCGTTTAAAGAACATACCGGTGTGAATTTTGTGAACTATCTGAAGGAGATCCGCATTGCGGAGGCAAAGCGTCTGTTGATTCAAACAGAAGATAAAATTACGGAAATTGCCAAACAGGTTGGATTTGAAAATGATAAGCATTTCATGAAATCATTTAAAACGGCATGCGGCGTATCACCGTCTGAGTTCCGAAAAGATTACAAAATGGTTTCCAACGGAAAGGGAGGACAGGATGAGTAAAGAAAAAGAAACCGGAAAAGAGAAGAGAAGAATCCGCCAGCTGGCGCGGTATTACATTCCATATAAGGGATTGTTTTTTACCGACATGTTTTTTGCAATGCTTGGAGCAGCCATTACACTGGTGATTCCACTGATTGTACGGTATATTACGAGTACGGTTGTGGAAAAGCCGCTGGAGCAGGCAACGGGTGAGATTATCCGCCTCGGTATTCTGATGATTGCTATGGTTCTGGTTGAAATGTACTGTAACTTTTATATTGCCTATTACGGCCATGTGATGGGGGCGCGGATTGAGCATGATATGCGGAACGAGATCTTCGGCCATTATCAGAAGCTTTCGTTTGCTTTTTTCGATAACCAGAAGGTCGGCCATCTGCTGTCGCGCATCACAAGCGATCTGTTCGATATCAGTGAGCTTTTACATCATGGGCCGGAGGATATTGTCATTTCGTTTATCAAACTGATCGGCGCGATGATTATTCTGTTTGTGGTAAATCCGATGCTGGCATGTGTGCCGCTTGTGGTTATTGTGGTGATGCTGCTGTTTGCGTTAGTGATGAACAGCCGCATGAAGAGTGCATTCAAGGAAAACCGCCGCAGAATTGCGGATATCAACAGTCAGATTGAGGACAGTCTTTCGGGGATCCGTGTTGTCAAATCGTTTGGAAATGAGACAGAAGAGATGCGTAAGTTCAATGCGGGAAATGACCGTTTTGTCGATTCGAAGAAGGTCAGCTACCGCTATATGGGAATTTACAATTCGGGAATGGGAGCCTTTTCGACGCTGATTACCGTTATTTCGCTGATTGTCGGCGCATTGCTGATGACAGGTGGGAAACTTGGGGCAGCGGATCTGGTTACCTTTCTTCTGTACATCAACAACTGCACAGATCCGGTGAAAAAGCTGGTGAACTTTACGGAGCAGTTCCAGAATGGTTATTCCGGTTATGAACGTTTCCTGGAAATTATGAGCATCGCACCGGACATCCAGGACAAGCCGGATGCACTGCCACTGAAGAATGTGCAGGGAGAAGTAACCTTTGAAAACGTTTCGTTTCACTATGAGGAGTCGAAGGAAAACGTGTTAAGCAATGTGAATCTGCATGTCCCGGCCGGCGACTATGTGGCACTGGTCGGCAGCTCCGGCGCCGGAAAGACGACGCTTTGCTCGCTGATTCCGCGTTTTTACGATGTGACGGAAGGACGAATTCTGCTGGATGGAAAGGACATCCGCGATGTGAAGTTAAAGGATCTGCGCGATGAGATCGGTATTGTGCAGCAGGATGTGTACCTGTTTGCGGGAACGATCATCGACAACATCCGCTATGGCAGACCGGATGCGACCGACGAGGAGGTCATCCGCGCAGCGAAAGCGGCCAATGCACATGAATTTATCATGGAGCTGGCGGACGGCTACGACACCGATATCGGCCAGCGCGGCGTAAAACTTTCCGGTGGCCAGAAACAACGGCTTTCCATCGCCCGCGTATTCCTCAAAAACCCGCCGATCCTGATTTTCGACGAGGCAACCTCAGCGCTCGACAACGAAAGCGAAAAAGTCGTCCAGAAATCTTTGGAACTTCTGGCGAAAGACAGGACAACCTTCGTGATTGCGCACCGGCTGTCCACAATCCGGAATGCAAAGCGGATTCTGGTGCTGACGGAGAATGGAATTGCGGAGGAAGGCACACATAAGGAACTGCTCGCGAAAGGCGGGATTTATGCGCATTTGTATGAGATGCAGTTTTGATGAAAATTTCATTAGTATGACAGAAAGGCAGCGGAAGAGAAACCGCTGCCTTTTTTGACACTTTCTTATTTTCTTCATACTCTATAAAGAACAGAAAATGAAAGAGGAACATGGTATGGATTCATCCCGTATGAATCGCGGCTGCTGCGGTGCGAACAATATGCAGAACCGCCGCGCCGCTTCAAACAATATGGAACTGAAGATGGAACCAAGGAATTTCCCGCGGAAAATGCAGCATGTAGATCATATGATACCTGCAATGGCGTACGTTCCGATGCAGCGGTTTGAACAGATCTATGATCTTTCCGCTGCATTAAAAAATGGAACCTTATTCCCGGAACTCTGTAAACCATTCTGTGGAAAGGGAGGAGGACAGTGCCTATGATGCCGCAGATGCCATCCCGCGAAAAGCTGCTCGCCTGGATTGATCAGGTCAGCTTTGCTGTTGTTGAAATGAACCTTTACCTCGACACCCACCCGGAGGATGAAGATGCACTTGCCTTTTTCCGGGAAAAAGTGGAGCTTCGAAAAGAAGCACTGAAACAGTACGCCGAACAGTACGGCCCGCTCACGATCGATACCGCCAACGACCGCATGAGCCGTTCTTTCGAATGGGTTATGCAGCCATGGCCGTGGGAAGTCAACCGGAAAGGAGGGTGCTGACGGATGTGGAATTATGAAAAACGCCTCGAGTATCCTGTAAACATCACGACACCAAACCCCAAAATCGCCCAAATTATCATGAGTCAGTATGGTGGCCCGGAGTTCCGTACCAGATGATAAGCCAGAAAATCCAGTGTTTATGCGGCTTTGCGGGATTTTTTAAAGGAAGAATCAGGAAACGAAAAAGTCGAAATACATGGTCCCAGAAGCTTTTTCATAGACGATACGATCCACGATGGAGCGGAGCAGAAGTCCTTTTTTCTCGGCTGGTTCCTCTGGATTTTTCAGAATATCATTGATGTTTTTTATCTCTTTCCGGAAATCTTCTTTCGAGATTGTTTCCGGCGGGGCGGCGGGCGTAAGCACGCGGTCCAGTTCTTCCTGCAGGCTCTGCCGTTCTTCGGCGAGCCTTTTTTTGTTGGCACCGTATTCTTCCAGCGTATCAATCCCATTTTCATAAGCCATCTTCACGCGAGCTTCGCGGGCAGCCAGATGCTCCAGGGCCTGTTGCAGCCGCTGGATGGTTTCATCATCTTCCTGCTCCTGCTTCCGGTCGCGGACAGTGAAGGAGAAATCCGCACCGGCGAGGATATCATCGAAGTAGCGGTAGACGGTTCGCTCTGCCTTGGCAACGGTGATTGAATTGGAGCCTTTGTGGAAACCTTTTGCGTATTTCCAGCATTGAAAGTACGGACAAGATGTGTTTCCGGCTGTTACCGTCATCGTAGCACCGCAAATTGGGCACTTTAAGAGACCGGAGAGCCAGTGGCGGCAGGTTGATGGGTTGCGGCTCTTAGGAGAGCGTCTGCGGGCATCCATGCGCTTGATACGCTCCTGATAGCGTGCCGGATCCAGCCGCGTCTCGTGTGTGCCGTCGAAAGAGATCCCGTTCCAGACCACGGTACCAGCGTAGAAAGGATTACGCAGTACACGTTCGATCGAGCGGCGCTCCATGAGATTTCCGCGTCTGGTGCGGTATCCAAGGTCATTGCATCTGCGGGCAATTGCTGTCGGGTCAAGATGCTCGAAGTCGTACTGATCCATGATGTACTTGACAATCTGGTATTCTGTCTCATCGATGACAAATGGTTTGCCGCCGCTCACGGCCCGATATCCGAGACATGGCGTTGCCTGGTAGCCATGCTGCAGGGCTTTTTCCTTCATACCGCGCAGGACTTCACCGGATAGACGGATCGAGTAGTATTCGTCCATCCATTCGATAATACGCTCGATCAACGTACCGAACGGGCCGTCGATCAGTGGCTCTGAGATACTGATCACATCTACATTGCTCTTTTTCAGCAGTGATTTGTAGACGATGGATTCCTCCTGATTACGGGCAAACCGGCTGTATTTCCAGACCAGAATCACGTCGATCGGGTGGGAGTCCTGCTTCGCAAGGGCGATCATCTCCTGAAACTTCGGCCGCCGGTCCGCATGCCGGCCGGAGACGGATTCCTCGAAGATGAACTCTTTTGCGATGACAATCCCGTTCTTCTTCGCGTAGTCCAGGAGCAGACGCTGCTGCGCATCCGGAGAGAGTTCGGTCTGATCCGCGGTGCTGACGCGGATGTAGAGAGCACCATTTTTAAGTGCTGACATAATATCACCTTCTTTAATTTTGGGTATAAGAAAAACACCAAAACAAACGTTCTGCTTGTCTGGCGTTTCCGAAGATGATACAATATGTTTTGTTGAGAAACGGTATCATTCTTCGGAATGTTACTGAGCCGTCTTGGTGCTGTGAACACCAAGGCGGTTTTTCTTTTTTGAAAATCAAATACGGAAAAGACCCTGTATTTCTACAGGGTCTTCCTAATGAATAGTTGCCCGTCAGTTGCCTGAGGGCGATGTCTTCTATACTGCCGGATATCGGCTTTGTTTTCCTATTCATTATACCCAAATATATGTAAATGTCAATAAAATATGCAAAAAAATTTATATTTTTTTTAAACCTGTGAATTTTTTTATGATTTCGTTATCAATGCGATCAAGCATCTCATTTGATAATTTAACATTACTTAAAATATCATAATTGGTTTTAGGATCATAAATTCGTATCTTACTAATGGTTGTTATTTGCCCAACCAAAGCAATACTACCTTTTTTCATTTTGTTGATTTCAGTTTGCATTCTTGAGTGAAGAGAACTTTCCCTGCGCATATTTGCAAGATCTTTTTGCAAAGAATCCAATTCTGAAAAATTTTCAGAAGAATAATCAGATGGTGCAATTTGCTTAAGATGCTCAAGACGTTCCTGAGCATTTGCAATATTAGAGCTAAGATGTTTTTGAGTCGTAATAATTTTAGAATTTAAGCTGGTAAAAAGTTCATTCCCAAGATATACGCATCCTGGTTTTAAATGTTCTACATCAGTGGCAGGTTTAACAGAAGTCAACGGGACTACAGTTATCACAGGAGAATTAATAGAATTATTTTTTTCAACAACGACACAGTAATGCAAGCCTCCCTCCTCGCTTCCGATATTATAGCCGAGATGAACTTTTATGATTTCCCCACGTTTGTATCTACGAAGAGAAGTTGAGCGAAATTTTGATTCAAATGAAAGAAATGTAGTCCAATGTTCAAGCCAAAAGCTTAATTTATCTGCTTTAGATTGAATTTTGGGATTTTCATCATTAATTAAAGAGTCAATATAAGTTTCGAGAGTTTTTAAAGATTCTTCTTTGTGTTTGCATAAAGCTTCTTGAGATATTTTTCTACCCATATTTTTAGCTCCATGTTAAATTTTATTTCCAGAATTCCATCACCTGTAAAGATGGAACAAACCGGATTGCATAGTTATCTATTGTAACAAGATTCTCTCCATATTTTCTGCTGTAGCATTCCAGAGCTTCTTTTAAGTATTCTTCTGTTACCTGTAGGTATTCGGCCATCTCGTAGAGAGAACGGCAGTGGTGTTTGTAGCATTCGACGATGCCGATCAAACCGATCTGCAGGTCATATCCGCGGAGACGGGCACGGAGTTCCTGTTTTCTGTTCTGAACAATATCCTGATCCATAATATCTCCATAGCTTGTATAATGATGACCAAGTTCCTCAGCAAGAACACAAGATTTTTCAATAGATGAAAGTTTTTTCTCTATAGCTATATTTCCTGCATAATAAAATCCTTTTAATCCAGACACTTCTGATAGATCAAGTTCTACAATATTCAAATCATTATGTGATTTTTGCATTTCTTCATAAGTCAAAAGAATCACTCCTTCGGCCGTGCTGCAATAAGCAATTTTTTGTATTCTTCAATTTTTTGCAATTCTTCTGGTGTAAAATTATCCCCATCTTTATGTGCAGCAACAGTAGTGTTCATATCATCCCAGCCCATTAAGTAAGATGGTGTACAATCGAATATGCGAGCCATTTCCTCGATGGTGGAACGTTTTATATTCTCAACACGCCCATTTTCGTATTTTGCAACAGCGGATTTTTTTAATCCCAACTTTTCAGCGAGTTCTTCCTGCGTTAAATTATTTTCCAAACGACATTTTTTGATTCTGATTGCCATTGTACACATATATAGCACCTCCTTGAAGTGTCTTAATTTTACTACATTTTTAATGATAATGCAATAAAAATCTTAAAAAGTGTCTTGAAAAGACGAAAAAGTGTATTGACAGACAGCTGTAGCTATGATATTATTTGAGTGTCTTAAAAAGACACCATTCAAGAAACAGAAAGAGGTGAAAAAAAATGAATAAGAAAAAATTAGAGTCTGTAATGAAACTGTTTGATGATACGGGACAGACATTGGCAGAGTATCTTGGCATTGCGCGGCCTACTTTTTCAAATAAGTTAAATGAAACAAGAGGTGCAGAGTTTACGCAGGGCGAAATACGAATGATGAAAGAGAGATATAATTTAACGGCACAGGATGTGGATGCAATTTTTTTTGATTCAAAAGTGTCTTAAAAAGACACTGACAAGTGAACAAAAAACTGACAGAAGCACTATTCTATCAGTTTTTGCCTAATTTTGTTTACCCTATATATTTTGCAGATTGTTCACTTAAGCCCCCAACCGTTGCCGAAGCCCCGATCCGTTGCATACATGTTCAATCACATCTGTAGTGCCAAATGCTTCTATAAAATATTTCGTCACTTACGCAGTCTTAGTTCTGCAAATAAAAGATTAGCCCATTAGCTGACGAATATGAGAAAGACTATGATAGCTCATAAAGGGAACAGGGCAAAGTCAAAAGTTTGGTCAATATAACCAGCTCCTTTCATTGCCCATATAAGGGTACAGACTAATTCTAACACTGTAACAAAAATATTACAATGGAAATAATAGGAGGAAGAATGAACAAAGTAAAAATTTTCAATTCAGAAGAGTTCGGAGCTGTCCGAACAGTGACTATTAATGGTGAACCATGGTTCGTGGGAAAAGATGTTGCGCTGGCATTGGGATATAGCTATCCGCAAAAAGCAGTTCGTGATCATGTATTGGAAGAAGACAGAGGGGTGAACGAAATGGACACCCCCTCGGGACGCCAAAAATTGGTAACTATCAACGAATCCGGCTTATACGCCTTGATTTTCGGAAGTAAACTGGACAGCGCGCAGCGCTTCAAGCACTGGGTAACTTCCGAAGTCCTTCCGGCGATTCGCAAAACCGGCGGTTATCGGACGCCAGCCCCGCAGGGAAAAGAGCTTCTTGCGTTGGCGGTGCTGGAAGCTCAGAAGACGATTGAGGAGCAGAACAAGGCAATCGAGCGAATGAAACCGAAGGTTATTTTTGCCGATGCCGTTGAGACAAGCCACACGTCGATTTTGATCGGCGACTTGGCAAAGCTGTTGAAACAGAATGGCGTGGAAACCGGCCAGCAGAGATTGTTTTCCCGACTTCGTGACGAAGGCTATCTCATGAAAACCGGATCCAGCCGGAATATGCCAAAGCAGAAATACGTGGAAATGGGCCTGTTTCAGATCAAAGAAACCGTGATTTCCAACCCAGACGGTAGCGTGCGGATGACTAAAACCACGAAGGTGACCGGAAAAGGCCAGCAGTACTTTCTGAATAAATATTTGAAGAACAAGGAGGCAGTATGAGCCAGAAGAAACTGAGTGAGTACATCGATGCTCTGGACGGGATCACGTATCCGCAGTGGGTAAAGCTGAGAGAAGGAATTGATATGCAGTTTGATTTTTCCAGAAGAGAGCTGGAAAAAGATATGCAGGTCTCTTCTGGAGAAACGGCGAAATTTATCCGCTCACATTTTGGAGAGGCAAGCGTTAAGTGATGCTGATGTTCGAAATAGCAATAGTAATTATTGTACTTGGAATGAATATGCTTTCCGCATTGTGCTATTCAAAAGAAAAGAAACGCACAGGCCTTATTTTAAAGGCACTGGCAGATGGCATTTCTTTAATATTTGTCTGTACTCGATGAAGATTGCTTTTGACAGGTCCTCAAAAACCTCGTCCATTTTTTGAGCACATTTTTCATATGGATATTCTGGATTGCCATTTTCAGCTTCCGCCAAGTTTAGGAATGCTAAATAGAAATCAGAATACATTGCCTGAGATAGTGGTTCCATGAGATGGATGTTTTGAGTCATTATATCCAAAAATGTGGAACGTACTTCAATAGACATAGTGCTCAACTGATTTTGAGGGAAGAATCCCATGCGATATCTCTGATAAAACGGGACATAAAATTTTAAAAGCTGTTCTTTTCTGACGTTGTATTTTCTGTCGGATGAGTCTTTTATCGAGTTTAGATAAACAAGGGTAAACGACCCAATTACAGTGATTACAGAAACAATAACAGAGCTATTCACGATGATCTCCTTTCTGAAATACTCGGGCATGGCAGTGCCTTGTATAACCAGAATAGGAGTGGAGCAGTAAAAAGTCAATAAAAAGAAAAAGTCCCACAGGAAGGACCAGTTCCCACGGGACACAATACAAAAACAATTTGCAACTACATAATAGCTCAAAAATGATTATGAATCAATAGAAAATCATTACAGAGCCGGGTTGCATACGATAAGGAAGAGGTGATGCCTTATGAAAGAAATCATGGTTGTTACTCGGATCACGATCGGAGGACAGCAGTATACGGCAGAGGAACTCGGAGAAAAGAAAGTAAAAGAGA